GACCGGCTCGAGCGCCGTGACTCTGACTGTCGATACGGTCGGCGTCGATTACGCCAGCTTCACGGTTCTTCGCGGCAGCAATGCCTCGACCGTGTTCGCCAGCGTGCTGAAGGTCGAAGAGTCCGACGACAACTCGACGTTCTCGAACGTGACCGGCTTCGTCGGCGGCACCGACTTCACGATTCCCACCGTGTCCGATACGTCGGCCACCGTGGTTGTGAAGATGGACATCGCCACGCCCGCTCGCAAGCGTTACCTGAAGGTGACGGCGACTCCGGCCGTGTCGGTGCCCGTCGCGATCACTGGCCGTCTGTCTCGCCTTGAGAACGCTCCGTCGAGCGCCTCCGAGGCTGGTGTCATCGGTTGGGTTAAGGGCTGATTCCCGAACTGCGGGACGGCCATGACGGCCGACAAAGGCGCATGGATGCGCGCCCGCTCCATACAAGGAGCGATCCATGCTGGTCAGAGTCGGAAACGTCGAAGCGGAAATCAAAGTCGCGGCGGTGATGAGCACCCCGCGACTTGGATTCACCGACAATTTCTTCTGTGTCTCGTCGGCCCTGGCCCCGCACGGCATCAGCCCCATCAAGGTGACGGGTGCTTTCTGGGGCCAGTGTCTTCAGCGAGCGATGGAAACTGTCGTGGATACCCACGACGTGATCCTGACCATCGACTACGACACGGTCTTCAACGCGAAGACGGTCGAGGCGTTGCTGGCGTTGCTCCTGCACTCTGGGTACGACGCGATCGCGCCGCTCCAGACCAAGCGGGAGGCCAATGCGGTGATGTTCGCGCTGGCTGGCAGCGACGTGGACGCGAAGACGACGGTCGACGGCGACTTCTTCAAGAAGGTCGTGCAGCCGGTCGAGACAGCTCACTTCGGGCTCACGTTCCTGCGAACGGCGGGCCTCAAGAAAATGAAGAAGCCCTGGTTCATTGCCAAGGCGAACGAGGACGGCGAGTGGACAGGCGGGCATACCGATGAGGACATCGGCTTCTGGAAGAGCTGGGCGGCCTGCGGGAACAAGCTTGGTCTGGCGACTCATGTCAGCGTCGGGCACGCCGAACTGATGGTCACATGGCCCTCTAGGACGGCCGCTGACGGCAAGGTACAGCAGCACACCACCGAATACTGGAACGGCGGCCAAAAAGCACCCGAAGCCGCTTGGGGGCAAGTCAATTGAAGATTCGCATCCTCCAGAACTTCGACTGCTACGAGAAAGACCAAGTCTTTGAGGACTGGTCTCCTGGGATGTGCGACATCCTTATTCGTCGAGGGCTGATTCAAGAGGTCGAGACGGCCGAGATCATGCCGCAGGCGGTTGAGCGGGCCGACATGACCGCGAAGCACACACCGAAGAAGAGGCGATAATGGACACGATTATCTTCGGCACGCCGCAGAACCCGACTCCGACGATCACGCCGTTTCGTAGTCTTCGCCGAATCACCTCGCCGGCCGTGGAACCTGTCAGCTTGCAGTTTGCCAAGCAGCACTGCCGCGTCGATACGGAGGCGGATGACCTCTACATTCAGTCGCTGATCTCGGTGGCGAGGCAGTATGTCGAGGACATCCTTGACATCACGATCTGCACGACGGTCTGGGAGGTCAAGTACGATCTGTTTCCGATCTGGGCGATCATCCTGCCTCGCCTGCCGATGCAGGACAAGCCGATCACAGTGACCTACCGCACGGGTGACGGCACATACGGCACGATGGCGAGCGCGAACGGCGACTTCCAGGTGGACGCAAGCGTCCTCCCCGGCCGCATCTACCCGCTGTGGGCCAGCTCGTGGCCGGCGACTCGAGGCGACGAGAACTCGGTGACCGTCAGGTACTCGGCGGGCTACGGCGACGACGGGCAGTCAGCGCCACCCGTGGTCAAGCACCTCATCCTGCTCCTCGTGGGCCACTGGTACGACACTCGCCAGCCAGCCGTCACCGGGGCACCTCAGTCGGTGCCTCAGACGTTTGAAACGCTTCTGGCCGCTGCCAGTCAGGGGGTCTACCGATGACCGTTCGCGCCCGCATCGACATCGACACCGTCTACCACGACGCCTCCGATACGTCGCTGACGATTGGGAATTTGGCGGAGCACCTCTCCCCGGCCCTGACATCGGCTCAGACGATAAGTGGCAGCGTCGGCACGGCGGCGGTGCAGATCGTCGGCGCGACCCCGCTTTCGACGCTGGTCGTCAAGAACACTGGGGCAAGCGCCCTGCGGCTGGCCGGCAGCATCAACGTCTCCGCCGGCCGGCTGGCCGTCCTGCCCGTAACGGCGACGATCACTGTATCGGCCCCCTCGGGCTCGGGCACCTACACCGCCATCTGGATGGGGTGAGGCATGATCAACTCAGGCACCATGCGTGAGCGGGTGACGATCCAGAAGCCCGTGGATCAGCAGAGCGCGTTCGGCGAGACGACGCTGACCTGGGTGGACGAGGCCACGGTCTACGCCAGCGTCATGGGCGTCAGGGCGGTCGATTACTTCGCCGCCCAGCAGGCTGGCACGCTGGTTACGCACCGCATTCGCATTCGCTTCTTCCCCGGCATCACGCAACAGCACCGACTGATCTGGCGTGACCGCGTGATGGAGATTTCCAGTGTGCTTGAGCGCGAGGCTCGCTCTATCCATGAGATACTGGCGAGGGAGGACGCGACATGATTACTCAGGGCTACGGCTCGCCAAGAAAATTCGGCGGCAAGACGGGCAAATCGCTCGCCGAGGGCTTCGTCACGGTCGAAACGGCTGGGATTCGGGAGTTTGCAGAGAAACTCAGGGCACTCGCAACGGGCGTCAGTGAGGCGAAAACGCTTGAGAACTGCGTTAGGAAGGCTGGCGGGCACATCAAGCGAGGCTACAAGGCCAAGATCAAGAATGCCACGGGCAACTTGAGCAAGTCGGTAGACATCGACACGAAGCTGTACGACTTGGCCGCAGTCGCGATCATCGGCCCGCGACAGACAGGCACAGGCAGCGCGACTGAGAAAGGCGGCTCGGGGAACGCTGCCTGGCTTTTCGAGTTCGGATCAGGCACGCGAAAGCCGGGAACACGAGGCAGGCAGACGTACCTTAACGTCCACCAATCGATCAACAAGAGAATGCGAGTTCATTCGTCGGCAAACGCCCAGCAGTTCGCAAATATGTCGAAGGGCTACTACTTCCTGATGGGCAGTAAGTACGAAGAGGCTCGGCAGGCCGCGATGGGCAAGGGCTATCCGCACGACTTCGGCATCTCTGGCGGCAAGATGCACCCCATCACGCTCCACCCAGGCGACACCTACAAGCGCATGCCGGCGTCCCACGCGATGGAGAAGACCATCAGTGAGCAGCAGGGGGCTGTATTTGACACGCTCAAGGCAGCCATCCAGGCCAATATCGACAGGCTATCGAAGTGATTATCTCCCCAGAAAAGCACGTTTTTCAGAGGCTCGTCACCACCCCGGCGGTGGCGCGGCTGGTCGGATTTCAGGTCTACCCGATCGCCGTGCCGAAAACGGCCGTCCTGCCGTTTTGCGTCTACAAGCGGAACAACATCACGCGAGAGACCGCCCTCGTCGGGCCACTGTATCAGCCTTTGGTCAACCTCCAGATCGCCTCCTGGGCACTCTACTACGACGCGGCTCGCGAGTTAGCCGACGAGGTGCGACTTGCTTTGGATGGACGCATCGGCACGCTCGCGGGCGTTACAATTAGTGATATACGGCTTGTGTCGGAGACGGATGACTACCTAGACCCGGCCGCCGTGGGAGCCCAGCTCCCGCCAGCATACGAAGTTCGACAACTATTTCAGATTCGGTGGTCTGAGGCCACTGAATAAGACTTTAGCGCAAGGAGGCGCACTATGGCCGGTGTTGCAGCAATGGGCGTGTCGATGACCTACGCGGGCACGACGCTCACGATCACGAGCTTCAATGTCAACGACCAGATCGACACCGCGGACGGTTCGCACCTCGGCCAGCCCGCAGGCGACCGCCGGCAGTACGTTCCGACGTTCGTGCAGCGGGAAATCTCCTGCGACTACATCGCCCAGAACGTCATCACGGCCTACTCGGCCGCGATCAGCATCACTGGCCCCGGCTCGCTCAGTTTCTCCGGCAACGCCACCCTCACGGCCTCGACCGTGGGCGGCACCGTCGGCGATCTCATCAAGGGTAACGCGACTTGGCGGGTCGCCTAACGCTCTGGAGGTGACCCGACATGGCCGGGGCCACCGCACAGGGCGCGAGGTTTTCCTTCCTGTCGTTCAGCGGCACGCTGACCGGCATCTCTGTGGAGATGCCGACAGCCGAGGTCACGAACATGACCGCCGCGGAGGATGGTCTTGGATACACCTTTATAGTGCCGACCGGCGA